GACATTGAGTTCACAAACTATGACCAAGTTTTATGTGAGGCCAATAGTTTAAATGGAACAAGCCGAAACGAGACGGACAAGAACATCCGTAAGGTCTTCGGGACAATGGAAGACTTCTTGATGACCTCAATGGCTTCTCAGTTGGGTTCCCTCTCGTTTATTAGCGAGGGTTCTACAAAGCGCAAAGAGATTCTAGCGAAGTTCATTGACCTTGAAATCTTTGAGAAGAAATATCGTATGGCAAAGGACGACATTTCAGACCTACGTGGCGCTCTCAAGAGACTTGAAGAGCGAGATTATGATCAAGAAATTGAAGAAAATCAAGAACTTCTGGACGCCAACGAGAAAGAGACAGGCAAACAAAAGAAAGAATGCCAGAAGATAAAGACAAATCTGGAGACATTCGAGACAGAATTGAAGGCTGTTGAAGACCTAATCAACTCCATTCCTGCCGAGCCGATAAACATTACGCATATTACTTCAGAGTTGAAGAGATTGAAGGGAGAGCTAGTATCTCTCAAGAAGGAGGCCAAGACAACCGCCTTAGAATTGAAAGACCGCAAAGACGTCTTGAAGAAGATTGATAATCTCCTGAACGACCTTGGTGAAGAAGCTCTACGAAGTAAACAACAAACAATCAACGAGCACCTAGATAACATTCAGGTTCAAGCAAGAGATATCCAGAAAGCCGAAGAAAAGGCAACGAGAGCAAAGAAGAAAAGTAATCTTCTTAACGAAGTCCCTTGTGGCGAGGAGTTCTCTCATTGCAAGTTTATTGCCGACGCATACAAAGCAAAGGACCAAATAAACAACATCGCCGCTCTAATCACCACGTTGAACTCCTCCAGGGCCAAAGAACAGGGTCTCTTGGATGAGTTAGACCCGGAAAAGGTTACTCAACATCTGGAAATGGTCACGCAGATGCAGACCAAGAGACGCTCTATAGAGCAGCAGATAAACGATCTGACCCTCAAAACAGAAAGGGACAAGACAAAATCTCTTCAGCTTGAGCAGGAGCAGGCAGCGTTGTTATCTAAGAAGAGTGAGTACGAGGAGAACAAAGAGGCGATTGAAAACCTCGGTGGACTCATCACGAAGAAGAGAAGCCTGAACAGTGAAATCAGCACTTGCAACAGTCTCCTTGGAGATTGTGAAGAGCAACTTCTTGAACTCCACAAAAAGCACGGTTATTTCGAGCAAAAGCTGGAGAACATTAACGAGCAGAAAGAAGAGCTACGAGTATCAAGAGAGAACTTTGCTGCTTACGAACTCTTCATGAAGAGCGTACACCCTAATGGAATCCCATATGACATCATTAAAAAGAAACTTCCATTCATCAACGAAGAGATTCTTAAGACCCTCACAAACATTGTAGACTTTGAAGTGTTCTTTGAAGCAGAGGGAAAGAAATTAGAAATCTTCATCAAGCACCCACGCTATGAAGCACGACCGATTGAACTCGGTTCAGGAGCAGAAAAGACTATTGCAGCAATGGCAATTCGCCTCGCTCTGCTCAATGTCTCAAACCTACCCAAGTCAGACCTGTTCATCTTAGATGAGCCAGGGACCGCTCTTGACGCAGATAACATGGAAGGCTTCGTCCGAATCCTCGACATGGTCAAGAATTATTTCAAGACAGTCCTTTTGATCTCCCACCTGGACTCTCTGAAAGACTGCGTCGATATGACAATCGACATCGACCGACAAGAAGGGTATGCTTTTGTAAACCAATAACTAATTATAATACACACTTATGAGGTTTATAATGAGCGAACAAGCAAAAGCAAGACTGGACGATTTCATCGAGAGATTGTTATCCAGAAAACTCCTTGTCTGGTTAACGTCCACAGGATTTCTAATCGCAGACAAGATGACATCAGACGAATGGGTCGCCATCGCACTAGCATACATCGGCATCCAAGGCGTCGCAGACATCGCTGCTAAATGGAAGCACGGAAGATGAGTTGGCTTGCAACCAAGTTGTTTTTCACCAAGGCTTGGGTCTGGTTGAGAAACCATTGGAAGATTACAGCCCTCGTCATTTATACAATTGTTCTTTATTTTGTATTCAGAAAAGGATACAATAATGCTAAGAAGATTTTAGACGCCCAACGTCAGTCCCACAAAGAAGAGATTGACGCTCTAAACGCAGCCCACGCAGAAGCGAGTAGAAAGAAGGACGAGAATCTTAGAAAGTATCAGGAACTTATGGAAAAGATTGAGAAAAAGCACGAAGAAGACAAGAAAGAATTAACTGCGAAGAAGAGAAAGCGAGTTAAGGAAATTGTTGATGAAGCAGGTGACGATCCTCAAAAACTAGCCGAACTGGTCCGTGATTCTTTTGGTTTTGAAATAGCAGAGGACGAAAATGAATAAACTTATCGCTGTATTATTACTGTGTATCTTTCCACTCACAGCAATAGCGGAAGAAAAGCCAATTATAAAACCACTCCTGAAAGGACAAAAGGCTCCATTCAACGGTGTTCTTTTTAACGATTTGGCAGTAGCCCAATCCATCGCAGAGAAAGAATACTCTGGAGAACAATGCCGACTCTATTCCAAGTACATCGAGGACAGAGAGAAAGCAAAATGTGATTTATTTATAAAAAACATCCAAGCTGACTTCGATGCTTTAGAAAAGAAATATAATTCAGTAGTTGAAATAAAATCACAAGAAATAGAAAGGCTTCAGGAACTAGCATTATCCAAACCAAACAGCAATACTCATTGGTGGTTTGTTGGCGGAATCCTTAGCGGCGTGATAATTACTATCGGTGTAACTTACGCCAACAAGTAAGAGGGTCCAAATGGATGGCTGGAAAGATAGGCAACTATTCTCGGGGTAAACTTGAGAAGATTATTAGAGAGATTTCGGGCAACGGAGATGATGATGTCAACGTAACCGGAAGCATTGCCAACAATCGTCTTGTAAAAGGTGATGATGAAGGCGGCACCCAACATGTCCAACAAACTGGAATTATCATAGATGATGACGATAATATATCTAACACAGGACACATCATCCCCGCAGGATCCGGTTCACATAATTTAGGAAGCGAAGACAATCCTTTTGGTTCCCTATACTTGAGCAGTTCCACCCTCTATCTCGGCTCAGAGAGCATTAGTTCTGACGCAGAAGGTGACATCCAGATCGGGAGCGCAAACCCAAATAAGGGTATGAAGATTTCTAATGTGGCCATCAGGAACAGTCATGTAAGTGCAGTCAACGGATATAACCTTCACTTAAGCTCGGCAGCAGGAGATATCCATCTGCAAAAAACAACCTTCGTTTCAAGTTCTCTCTTCGTCACAGGCACAAACAGAATTGGAGTTGGCGTCAATTCAGCCACTCACGCTCTCACTCTCGCCAACACAGCAAGCAACGATGGTAAGGGCATTGCCTATGCTTGGGCAACATATAGTTCCGAGAGGTATAAAGAAAACATTGAAACAATCAATGAACCTCTTGAAACCCTCTCTAAGATTCGTGGAGTTACATTTGACTGGAAGAATTCAGGTCAACCAGACTACGGCTTCATTGCTGAAGAGGTGGGCGAACATATCCCAGAAGTAGTAGACTGGGAAGAAGATTCAGATGGTGCAAAAGGAATGTATTACCAGAAAGTGATTCCCATTTTGGTCGAGTCAATTAAAGAACAGCAAGAGCAAATAAAAAATCAAAAAAATGAAATCAATCAACTAAAAGAAATGATTGAGAAAATGAAAAATACAGAGCAGCCAAGCGAATAAATTAGAAAATCTGCTCTTCTAAATCGCTCTGAAAATACTACTTACTTGTGAGCGTGCTACGAGAAGGATCTCGACGGCAGGGTGGTTTGCCCAGGCAACCTGCCTTTTGACAAGATACTTGTATCTTGTGCCGCATTGGTGCGTTCGCATATTTTTAACATATAAGGAGAATAAAATATGTCTGCAATTGATAAATCTGAATACGGGAAATATATCTCCCTTCAGAACTACTCCGGTTCAATCACCGCTCCAGGTACAATGTTCGTTTCCGGCGCAGTAGGATCAGAAAGAATTAAGGCTAACAGCCCTCTTTCCGCCTCTACTATGGAAATGACCCAGTTAACTGCTGATGATGTAACCGTTAATGACTCTCTCACCGTGGCCGGTGCTTCCGACCTCAACGGTGCTCTTGATGTCGCTGGACAAACTGCTCTCGCAGCCAGTGGTGTCTCAACCACAGTTCGTGGTACATTCAACGTCGATGAGGCTGCTACCTTCGATAGTTCAATGTCTGGTTCCTCAACACTCGGTGTTGGTGGAGTCGCAACTTTCCAAACTCACTTGCTTCCAGCCGCTGATAATACATCAGATCTCGGTTCATCAACCAAGGAGTTCAAGGATCTTTACCTTGACGGTACCGCTTACGTTGACAGCCTTCAGGCTGACCAACTCGGCGCTGCCCTTGATGCTAACAGTCAAGCAATCACTAACATCAACGTAGATAGCGGCGCTATCGACGGAACTGTTATCGGTGCTAATAGCACTGCCAACGGTTCATTCTCAACTCTCGTTGGTGCAACTGTTTCATCTTCCGCTGCTCTTTCCGGTCACTCCCTTGACATCGAGGCTGACGCCGATATCGATGGCGACATGGCCGTTGCTGGTTCAGTAACAGCCGGAACAAGCTTCATCATCGGTTCAGCCGATCTTAATGAGGCTGACATGGAGAAGCTCGATGGTATCACTAATGGTACTGTTGCTGCTTCCAAAGCTGTCGTCGTAGACGCCAGCAAAGATGCTTCTGGTTTCCGCAATGTAACTGCTACAGGCGCTGTAACCGCAGGCACTAGCTTCGTCATCGGCTCTGCCGACCTTAATGAGGCTGATATGGAGAAGTTAGACGGTATTACTAATGGTACTGTCGCCGCTTCCAAGGCTGTCGTTGTTGACTCTAACAAGGACGCTTCCGGATTCCGCCACGTCACTGCTGCTGGCGCTGTAACTGCTGGAACAAGCTTCATCATCGGTTCTGCTGATCTTAACGAGGCTGACCTAGAGAAGTTGGACGGTATCACTGATGGTACTGGTGCTGCTAACAAGGCTCTTGTCCTTGACGGTAGCCGCAACTTCGACACTGTCAACTCAATGACTTCAACTTTCTTGACTGCTTCTTACGCTCAGATCGACCGCCTCGATGTGAACGAGATCAACAGCATTTCAAGAACAGAGACAACTCTTGAGGTTGTCGATAAGCTCATCGTCGCTGCTTCAGGCTCTGCTTCTGCTGCTGCTGATGGTGGTGGTCTCCAAATGGGTGGAACTAATGGTTCTGATACTGTTGCTTCCATCAAGTACGACCACTCTAACACTGCTCTTGACTTTAATCTCGCTGGAACTACTGAGATGCGTCTTCAGGACGGCGTTCTTCGCCCAGAGACTGACAACGACGTAGACCTCGGTGCTTCCGGTGCTGAGTTCAAGGATCTTTACCTTGATGGTGTTGCTTACATTGATAGCCTTCAAGCTGACCAACTTGGTGCCGCTCTCGACGCCAACAGTCAGGCTATCACTAACATCAACGTAGACAGTGGTGCTATTGACGGAACAGTCATCGGTGCTGCTTCACAGGCTGCTGCTCAGTTCACAACACTCAGCGCCTCCTCAACCCTTCAGGTTAAGGGCGAAGCAACTTTCGCTGCTGACATTCTTCCATTCGCTGACGGTTACAGCGACCTCGGTTCCTCCACTAAGGAGTTCCAAGACCTATACCTCGACGGAACTGCTTACATTGATAGTCTTCAAGCTGACCAGCTTGGTGCTGCTCTTGATGCTAATAGCCAAGCTATCACCAACATCAACGTAGACAGTGGTGCTATTGATGGAACAGTGCTCGGTGCTAACAGCGCCGCCGCTGGTACATTTACCACTCTCATCGGTTCAACAGTTTCCTCATCTGCCGCTCTTTCAGGGCACTCACTCGACATCGAAGCTGACGCTGACATTGATGGTGACATGGATGTAGCCGGTTCAGTAACCGCAGGAACAAGCTTCATCATCGGTTCCGCTGACCTCAACGAGACCGACATGGAGAAGCTCGATGGTATCACTAATGGTACTGTCGCTGCTTCAAAAGCCGTTGTTGTTGATTCCAACAAGGACGCTTCTGGATTCCGTAACGTCACCGCTACTGGTGCCGTAACAGCCGGTACAAGCTTCATCATTGGTTCCGCTGATCTCAACGAGACTGATATGGAAAAGCTTGACGGTATTACTGACGGTACTGGTGCTGCCAACAAGGCTCTTGTCTTGGACGGAAGCAGAGACGTTGATAACATCAACGCTCTCGGTATCGCAAGCATGGCTAACAACTGGACTAACGCCAGTCGTACAGTAGCTGACATGGGTATTGTTACAACAATGGACCTCAATGGTGGTTCCATCGACGGAACAGTAATCGGTGCTGCAAGCGCCACTACTGCTACATTCTCATCAGCAAAGGTTAGCGACCTTACTTCAGGTCGTGTCGTTCTCGCTGGTACTGCCGGTGAGATCGAGGATAGTGGAAACCTTACCTTCAACGGTTCAGTTCTCGCCATTGCTGGACGTCTCAGTGCTTCTGCTGAACTCGCTGGTTTCAACCTCGACCTTGAGCAAGATGCTGACATCGAAGGTGCTGTTGACGTCAAGGGTAACGTCACTGGTCAAAGCCAACTCTTGTTGACTGCTGCCAAGGGCACAACCCACATTGAGATGGCTAGTAGCACTGACAAATGCACAATGGGCGTTAGCGCCCAGAGCAGCATGATCTTGTCCGGTGCTTCCGGTCACGTCATGGTCAAGCCAGGTAATGAGACTAGCGGAAAGCGTTTCGCTGTTTCAAACCAGGCTGGTAACAGCTTCCGTTTCTATGTCGATTTCTCAAACGGTGATACTTATGTCCAAGGCGACCTCCAGGTTGCTGGTAACGACATCAAAGACTCAGGCGGCGCTGCTGCTTTGACCTTTGACGGTTCACAAAACACAACAGTTCAGGGTAACGCTCAAGTTGACGGAACTCTTACTGTTTCTGAGGACGGCACTGGTAAAGATGTTATCTTCTACTCAACAGCCGCTAACGAGAGATTATTCTTCGACGCTTCTGCTAACAAAATGGCAATCCTTCAATCAGGTGCCAACCTTCTCTCCTTGGGAAGTAACAGCAGCAGTGACTTCGCTCTCGACGTAGCTGAAGGCTCAAACAACATCAACAAGGTAAGAGCTTCTGCATTCGTTACATACTCCGACGAGAACCTTAAGACCAATGTCGAGACATTCGACGGCGCTCTTGATAAGGTTATGAATCTTCGTGGTGTAACTTATGACTGGAAATCTTCCGGTACTGCTGACTTCGGTTTCATCGCTCAGGAGATCCAAGAGGTTCTTCCAGAGTGTGTTGCTGAAGGCGACATCATGGGTGTTGATTACGCCAGAGTTTCTGCGGTTCTCGTAGAGGCTATCAAAGAGCAACAAGCTCAAATTGAAGACCTTAAGGCAAAGCTCTCAGAGTAATAACCCCTAAGTTCTTTATCAATCTTATTCCTATAAGATAACGGAGCCCCCTAATTCCCTCGTGGTTTTAGGGGGCTCTTGCTTTTTGATTAACATTCAACTAACTATCTATTATAATAGAGCCCTATGAAGAAGCCCGACCAAGATAAAATAGCTCAACTCGAACAAGCCATACAACGAAAGTATGGAGAGAAGACAGTCCAACATCCTAAATCTGATTGGACCGATGAGAAGGAAAAGGATTATCAGGAGCAAATCAAAAAAGCCGAGAAGAAAAGAAAGAAGAGTTCAGAAAAGACTGAAAAGATTGAACAAGATGGGTTTTTACTAAGCAAAAAACTACTTAAAAGAGATAGTAGTGACCGTAAATGCCCCGTATGCGAAATCTATTCATTTGATCTGAAAGACGATTTGTATATGAACAAATACGAATGCTGCTGGTCTTGCTACATTCAATATGTAGATGGGCGTGAAGAACGCTGGAAAACAGGTTGGAGACCAAACAGTGAAAATCACAAAGAAAAGACTTAAAGAGATTATTCTTGAAGAGATAGAGGTTTTTCAAGAGCAATCCGCAGTCCTCGAAGACGGAACGCTTGTCTGCCCAGTATGCCTTTTTGAACTCCTAGAAGCAGCAAAGTGTAACTGCCCAGATTTAGTTCCAGAGGCTGAATACCAGGGAAGAAAGGTTACCCTCAACAAACCAATTAGAACTTCTGGAGAGTCTAAAAAATTCAAAGTATATGTAAAGGACCCCAAGACTGGAAACGTCAGAATTGTTCGCTTTGGTGACCCTAAAATGAAAATTAAGAAATCCAATCCAAAGCGCCGCAAGTCCTTTAGAGCAAGGCATAAATGCGACAACCCTGGACCTAAGACAAAAGCACGCTACTGGTCCTGTAAGATGTGGGAAAATGTCGAGGAAAAAAAGAATTTATTTAAAAAAGCAAAGATTATCCCGTATAATTTTGATTGGGATTTAATGAATGAATAAGCATTTGTAAAGACAGCAAACTACTTATAATAGTAAAACTATGGGAGATCATAAATGGCGACAGTATTAGACGTAATCCAGGGCATCGCACAAGCAGCAGCAAATGCCTATGATGGTTCACACGACACACGAATTTCACACGACGGTGAGGCTCGTGAAGCAGGCTTGAAAAGAGAAGATGGAGACATCAACATTGATGCTCGCATCCTTGACGGTTTCAATGTCCAGTTCCACGGTAGCAGACTTTGCCTCAAGTACCACGGTGAATGCCAATTAAGAGATACCCACAACAGAAATAAGTTCGAAGCAGACATTGAACAACAACTGAAAGACATCTCCGAGTATCTTAAAAAAGAATATAAGAAAATCACTGGAAACACCCTCACTTTAAAAAAAGAGGGTGAGCCACACATTTTTGTTCAACACATGAATCGTATGAGAACATGGGTTGAAGCAAAACAATACTTTATGATTGGTGGTTTAGAGGGAGTTCTTCCAACAGCTACAATCAAATCCTCTGATGAGAGACTTTACGAAGCAATGAAAAGTTGGATTGCTATGGGTAAGAAGTAATCGGAGATCAAAGGTATTGAATGTCCTACCAATTATCCAAAAAAGAAATACTTGCAGAAATCGTCAAGTGTGGTAAAGATCCAAATTACTTCATCAACAACTACGCTAAAATCTCCCACCCGATGCACGGGCTGGTTCCGTTTAAACTATACGACTACCAGGAAGATTTAGTAAGAGACTTTAACGACTATCGCTTTAACATTATCCTCAAAGCGAGACAGTTAGGCATCTCAACGATTACAGCGGCTTATGTTGCTTGGATGATGATGTTCCACAGGGACAAAAACATCCTCGTTATGGCTACGAAGTTCGGAACAGCAGCAAATCTTGTAAAGAAGACGAAAGCCATCATCAAGAACCTGCCTCCCTGGATTAGAATCTCAGACGTTGAGATAGACAACCGAGCAAGCTTTGAGTTAGACAATGGTTCACAAATCAAGGCTTCATCCACTTCAGGCGACGCTGGTCGTTCAGAAGCACTCTCTCTACTCGTTGTAGACGAGGCTGCTCACGTTGAAGGTCTTACAGAGCTTTGGACCGGTTTGTACCCCACACTGTCAACAGGTGGTCGCTGTATCGCTCTTTCCACTCCCAACGGAGTAGGAAACTGGTTTCATCAAACCTATGTCGATTCCGAGCACCAAGCAAACGACTTCCATCCAACCCTCCTTATGTGGGACGTTCACCCCGACCGTGACCAAGCGTGGTTTGAGAAAGAGACACGAAATATGTCCCGCCGTCAGATCGCACAGGAATTAGAGTGTAATTTCAATACCTCCGGTGAGACAGTTATCCATCCAGACGATCTAAAGAGAATTGGAGAGATGGCCAAAGAACCAAAATACAGAGCAGGTTTTGACCGAAACTTCTGGATTTGGGAAGAACATCAGAACGAGGCTTCCTATCTCTTAGCAGCAGACGTTGCGAGAGGAGACGGAAAAGACTTTTCAGTATTTCACATTTTCAAGTTAGACACGATGGAGATTGTCGGAGAGTATCAAGGAAAGGTAACCCCAGACGTCTTCGCCAATGTCCTAGCCGACGCAGGAAAAGAGTTCGGAGACTGTATGATTGTTGTAGAAAACAACTCTGTAGGCTTCACAGTGCTTGACAAACTGAAAGAAATGGAATACCCAAACATTTATCACTCTATCAAATCAACTCACGAATACGTTGACCAATACACCGCAGAGGGAATCAACTCCGCAGTTGCTGGTTTTACAACTTCCCTCAAGACAAGACCTATGATTATTGCGAAGATGGAAGAATTTATGAGAAATAAACTAATTAAAACGTATTCTTCCAGACTTTACAACGAGTTCAAGACTTTTGTTTGGAACAATGGCAAAGCTCAATCAATGAGAAGTTACAACGACGACTTGATTATGGCTTTCGCAATCGGTTGTTGGGTGCGTGATACAGCATTCGTTGAGAGCAAGAAGGACATAGAGTATAAGAAGGCGATGTTAGGAGCGATGGTAAAAACAAATAAAACAATGAATACCACAGTTTCTGGTATGAATGGCTATAAACCTGTTAAAGATCGTGATACAATAAAACAATACCAAGAATTTAGTTGGATTATTAAAGGATAAAATAAATAATGGCTGGAAAAGACGATAATACGAGAAACAAAGACTCTGCACTTTTTAAGAGACTAACCCGCTTATTCTCTGGACCAATTGTAAATTACAGACAGCAGATTCCAAGGCGAGAGCCAAGAATCCAAATGGACAAGTACAAGTTTACTTCAGCCAGTGGACAACAGTTCAAGAAAGTAGCATACGATCCTTTCGCCAACATGACCTCCAATCTCTTGGCGGCACAAAACCGAGTGGATAGATACTCAGACTTCAATCAAATGGAGTATGAGCCAATCATTGCTTCGTCTTTGGACATCTATGCAGACGAGATGACGACTTCATCAGAACTTCAACCTCTCCTGTCTATCAGTTGCCCCAACGAAGAAATCAAAATGATTCTCAACACTCTATTTCAGAGCGTTATCAACCTTGAATCAAATTTGTTTGGCTGGTCCCGTTCAATGTGTAAGTATGGAGACTTCTTCCTTTACCTCGACATTGACGACAAAGACGGTATTACCAATGTAATCGGTATGCCTTCTGGCGAGATTGAAAGACTGGAGGGTGAAGATAAAACAAATCCTAATTACGTCCAGTATCAGTGGAACTCAGGTGGTTTAACATTTGAGAATTGGCAGATTGCCCATTTTAGAATTCTGGGGAACGACAAATACACCCCATACGGAACATCCGTATTAGAAGCCTCCCGTCGTATTTGGAGACAACTGGTCCTCCTTGAAGATGCAGTGATGGCTTATCGTATTGTTCGTTCACCGGAGCGTAGAGTCTTCTACGTTGATGTTGGAAACATTGCTCCTAACGATGTTGAGCAGTATATGCAGAAGGTTGTAACGCAAATGAAGCGTAACCAAGTTGTAGATTCCAACACAGGTAGAGTTGACCTACGCTATAACCCAACGAGCATCGAGGAGGATTACTTCATTCCTTCCCGTGCAGGCGTCTCAACAAGGGTAGAGACCCTCCCAGGTGGAACTTACACCGGAGACATTGATGACGTCAAGTATCTGAAGGACAAACTATTCGCAGCCCTCAAGGTCCCGCAAGCCTACTTGTTCCGTGGTGAAGGTGCTGACGAGGACAAAGCAACCCTCGCACAGAAGGACATTCGCTTCGCCCGAACCATCCAGAGGCTTCAAAGAGCAGTCATCGCAGAATTAGAGAAGATTGGAGTTATCCACCTCTACACTCTCGGCTTCCGTGGAGAGGACCTACTCTCTTTCAAACTATCTTTGAATAACCCTTCCAAGATTGCTCAACTTCAAGAGCTTGAAACGTGGAGATCTAAATTCGACGCTGCCTCCGCAGCAACCGAAGGCTTCTTCAGTAAGCGATGGATTGCCCATCATCTCTTTGGGATGTCTGAGGAAGAGTTCCTCCGCAACCAGAGAGAGATGTTCACCGACCGCAAACTTGAGGCCAGCCTTGAAATAGAAGGTGAGGCAGATCTTGAGGCGGCAGCAGCCGGTGGAGACTTGGAAACCGACGCCTTTGGCGATGAAGACTTTGGCCTAGATGACGAGCCTGAACTGGACCTTGATGAGCCAGCAGAAGAGCCCGAGGCAGAAGATGAAAGCCCACTTCTCGCCGCCCCGGCAAAGCGAAATGACGAATACACTAAGCCAGGTTGGAAAGGGGCAAAGTACAAGCGTAAAGGTCACGATGACCGCAGATCAGCAGGCGGAAGACTTCAGGGGATGAAAGCCAAGAGTGCAAGCAACTATGGTAAAAATAACTCATACGTTCGCAATCCAGGCTATTCCGAATTGAAGAGCATCGCAAATCTAACTTATGAAGAACTTGATACTACTTATAAGGAAGAGCAAAAGCTGTTTGAAGTAAACAATCAAGTTCGCAAACTTATTAACGAATTGGAGACAAAGAAAGTTGAAGTCAAAACTGAAGCATAATAAAAAAAGAAACACCGCTTTTCTTTACGAGATGTTGGTTAGAGAACTGACCAAGTCGGTCGTAAAAAAGAACGAAGAGTTAAAAAATAAAATTATGGGAATGATTAAAGAGCACTTCCACAGAGACACACTCATGGGGAAGGAACTAAAGCTCTACAAGCAACTGTGTGAAACATACAACATGTCTCCACACTCAGCAGAGAAGCTTATCTTTGAGATTAGAAAGCAACATGATGGATTAGATAAGAAAGGGTTGTTCAGTGAACAGACCACACTTATCAAGAAAATCAACCAAAGCCTCTCTAAACAATCTTATTCAAGTTTTGTTCCAAATTATAAAAGCTTGGCCACCATTTATCAAATCTTTAATGGTGAGGCTACAACAAAAGAAAGAGTTCTCCTTGAGGAGACAATGATGAGAACGATGGTATCATCCCCAGAGCAAAAGAAAGCTCAGAACCTTGATACAATCGACAACATCACTTACAAGACATTCGTAAAGAAGTTCAACGCAGAGTACGGAAGCAAGCTTCTGGAAGAGCAAAAGCAGCTTCTTAACAAATACATCGTCTCCTTCTTGGACAATGGTGTCGAGTTTAAAATTCATCTCAACGAAGAGATTGGAAGATTGAAAAGTAAAATCCAGCAATCACTCTCTTCTCTTGAAATAAAAGAAGACGAGGATATGTTAGAGAAAACAAAGACAGTTTTAAAGATTGTTGAAAGTTTCAGCACAAAAACAATCAACGACGCTTTACTCAAAAGGGTCTTGAAAATTCAAAGCTTGGTGAAAGAAATTAATAATGGCGATAACAGTTAAAATAAATCCTAGCACAGTAGAGGTCGGAACAGTCAAAGAGACCATTACTCTCCAAGCAAGAAAAACTCTTGATGGAAACATTATGATTTTTGATCATGAAGAGATGGACATTGTTGTAATGCCAAATAAAAACAAAGTCGTCGCTTTTCCAAAAGAGTTAGTTAACGATAGAGTGTACGCCGCACAAGACAGATTATTCTTTTTCCTTAGAGACCACGGCGTCTTGGAATTAGGAACTACGCAAGGTGGAAATATTTACGGTTCTATGGAGGCAAAGTTGGGCGCTCCTCTCAGAGAAGATCTAAGCGCCGTCAATGCAACATTATTCTCAATCAGTAAATTTATTGAGAAAGAAAAGCCATACTACGCCTATGATAGGGTAGAGGCTAATACTGTCGATAGACTTACAGACCCCGACGAAGAGGACTCAACCAGACTTGGTGAAGTCCCGCAAGAAGTAGAGAAAGGTGGAATGCGCCCAGGTTGGATCCGAGGTCCATACGGTCTGAACTACATGTATCGTTTTTAATTGGTGACGTTTGGAACTACTTTATTTCATTTTATGCACCTTTGGTATGACACAAATCCTAATATACGGAAGTATATTTGATAGGATTCGTCCCAAAAGTAAATTCTTCCATTGCCCTATGTGCATTGGGTTCTGGTCTGGTTGCCTTCTTTTCGGTATAAACAACTATACGGAACTATTTACATTTGATTATAATCTGGCGAACGCATTTATTTTAGGATGCATCTCATCAGGAACTTCTTATGTTTTATGTATGTTGTTTGGTGATACTGGATTACAAGTTGGAGAAGCTAAATGAGTAAATGGATGTTACAACCAGTGAGACGCTGCTGCAAAGGCAGCATAAACGTGCGGTTAGCGACCGCTATTTTCAATCGAGGAATAAATTATTATGGGTAAAATGATTCTAAGTGAGTTTTATGAGTTATGTGAAGGCGGCATTTGTGAAGACCTTCTCACAGAAGACGAAAAGAGACAGATGCGTGACAATGACGCTTGTTATTTAACAGGAGTTATGCAACGTTTTGGAGAGCAAAACGGAAATGGACGAGTTTATCCAGAAGGGGTTCTTAGACGAGAAGCTGAGAACTACACCAAATTGGTAAAAGAAAGACGAGCACTTGGAGAGTTAGATCACCCAGATTCATCAGTAGTTAATTTAGCAAACGCCTCCCACCTTGTTATAGACATGTGGTGGGACGGCAGTGCTTTGATGGGCAAAGTCCAGATTTTAGACACGCCATCAGGCCAAGTTTTGAAATCCCTTGTTAAGGCAAAAGTGAAGTTGGGAATCTCATCCAGAGGTTTGGGATCTGTAAGCGAGCGAGCAGGGCAAACAATCGTTGAAGACGATTTCCAACTTATCTGCTTTGACTTCGTATCCGAGCCATCCACTACAGGAGCCTTTATGATGAAAGAGGGCAAAGAGCCAAACATTTACACCAAGGCTGATAAAATCAACAGACTTCTAAACGACATCATTAGAGACGAGAAATGAAAAAAACAGAATTAAAAAAAGTATTGAAGCCGCTTATCAAAGAATGTATCAAAGAAGTAATCTTTGAGGATGGAGTTCTATCAGGTATTATTGCAGAGGTTGTAACCGGCGTAGCTATTTCAACCCCAACCCTGAACGCAGCCCCTCCAAAGCTTCAAGAGGCACAAGAAGACCAACGTCTCGCTAAAGCTGAAGCAGCACGAAACAGCAAGATGAAAGAGACCAGAGAGAAGATGCTCAACGCCATTGGCCAATCTTCTTACAATGGCGTAGACCTTTTTGAGGGAACAAAGCCAATGGCATCAACTTCAGGCCCTGACCACGGCGCTCTTGCTGGTACTGACCCAGAAGATGCAGGAATAGACATCTCCTCACTTATGGGAAATACAAGAACTTGGAAAACATTAGCAGGTAACGACAAATGAGCAAACCAGTACATGTACAAATAAAACCAAAAGATAGAGAATCTATCGAGAGAACTGTAAAAAGATTTTCTCGTAAGGTCAAGAAAGAGGGCATCCTCGATGATGTCCGTTCAAGAAGATATTATGAAAAGCCAAGCGCTAAAAAACGACGCTTAGAAAAAAAGAGAAAAGCAGTTTTGAGACGTCTAAAGGCAAAAGAGCAATCTAATTACTAAAAAGTCAATCATTACTAGGAGATAAAAGATGGCAGAAGCAAATTACACAAAATTCCCCGGAGTGGGTATTGGAAACGTAGGTTCATATCAGGTAGCTGGAGGTCCCTTCATTACAGGCTCTAGCACTCTCGCTCTGGGCGCAGAAGCCAAAATCGAATTCCCAGCAGTGACCAAGAGAATAACCGTGTTTGCTTCAGGAAGTGCTTCTAACATCAGAGTTCATTTCGCTAGTAAAGACGAAGGCGACGGTGGAGCAATAGCAGGCGAGCACTTTGTCGAATTAAACAACGCCACAGGTGGCCCAGTTGAAACTGAATCTTTTACTTTCAATGTAAAGTGTAGAGAATTATATATCACTTCCAGAAAAGCTGGCTCCGGGTTCAAAGTCTACGCAGAATTAACTCGTATTCCTACTAAAGAGATGTATGTACTCTCTGGCTCCGGTATCAACGAGTACACCTAGAAACCCTATATTTAGTGCGGTTTTCAACAAGCTAATGCTTTTAGTGACTTATCGCACTATTTATTTTTGACTTATTTTTATTGGAGTGAAACAATATGTCTGTAATGTTAGAGCAAGCAATCATCGACGCCGAAGCCCTTAAAGAGGCTGCGTTAAAAAACGCCGAAGCGGCAATCATCGAGAAATACTCAGATGAGATCAGAGAGGCAGTTGACAGCCTTCTCGATGAGGAAGAGCAGCCAGAAGACCTGGCCGCTATTGAAGACACGCCACAGCTTGAAGAACAAGAAGAATTTGAAATGGATGCAGAAGTAGAAGAGCTTCCAGAGATCCCAATGGCTCATCAACACGACGCAGAATGTGGTTGTCCAGATCACGAAGACGGCGAAGTTGAAATCGAGCTTGACCTCGGAGCACTTACACCAAGTCCAGAAGAGATGACTTCAAGAGAAGAAATTGTAGACGAAGTTCCACTCGAAGAAGAGGCCATTCAAGAGGAAGAGAATCTTGAAGAGGCAGAAGAAACCCTCCAAGAAGAAGAAGTTCTTGAGGAGGAAGAAATTGAAATTAATGAGGAAGACATTGCTGAGATCGTTGAAGAGTTAACAGTAGACGCCACAGCAGTTCCTTCCGGAGTCCCTGGAGGTGGTACAAACCACGCACAACTTCAGGACTTAGCAAACGTTATTGCCGCTGAGAATGCACAGATTGAAGCCGAAGGCGAGAAATTCGACGAGGAGAAAATTGAACTCGAAGAAGCTTTCAAGCAAATCTATTCTGAAAATCAGGAAATTCTTGGCGAGAATAAAAAATATAAAGATTTACTTATGCAGATGAAAGAGAGGCTTGAAGAAGTCAATCTCTCAAACGCTAAGTTGCTTTATACTAATCGTGTTTTGGGCAGTACCTCTTTGAATGAGCGACAAAAAACTAAAATTGTTGAAGCGATTTCCAAAACCGATAGTGTTGAAGAGGCGAAGGTCGTTTTCGAAACACTTCAAAGCGCAGTGGGAGCAATCGACAGGAAGCGTTCTCCAAAGTCACTGAGCGAAGCAGTTACCAGAAAATCTTCAACAACACTTCGAAGCCGAAAGGCCAAGAAAACTATCGCAGACCCCGTTTCCAATCGCTGGAAGGCGTTGGCGGGAATCGAATAAACTAAACTTAAAGGAGTTAAAAATAAAATGTCTGTATTGAATAAATTAACAGAAGGCATTGTTAATAGAGATCTCCAGAAGGAAGGTGCTGCTCTACTGAATAAGTGGGAGAAGACTGGACTTCTTGAGGGTATTAACAGTGACTCACAAAAAAATGGCATGGCCCGCCTGCTTGAGAATCAAGCAAAGGAGCTACTTCGTGAGGCAAGCACTATGGCAAGTGGAGACGTTGAAGGTTTCGCCGCTGTAGCTTTCCCACTCGTCCGTCGTGTTTTCGGTGGACTTATCGCTAACGATCTCGTATCCGTTCAGCCAATGAGCCTTCCATCAGGTCTCATCTTTTTCCTTGACTTCACATTCACCACTTCCAAGCTCGGTAACGAGAGTGGCGACTCACTTTACGGTGGTGGAGTTGTAGGACACCAGATTACTGGTGGTGTTCAACTCGGCGTATACAACAGTGGCACTGAGGACGGTGGCGAAGAGTCATTCTACGCCCTTAATAACGGTTATTCCTCTCCAACTGCCTCCATCGCACTGCTCCCTTCTGGGTTCGTTGTCGTCGCATCCGGTACGGTTGCGGCTGGGGTTGGAGCCCACCCCGGACAGTCGCAGGCCGACGTAGATAAGCTTAACGAGCTTTGCCGCTTCGACCCAGATCTTTCCGGAACAATTTGCGCTGTGTTCGAGATGACTGGTACTACTAATTTGGGCCAGCTTAACCTTGACAATCTTGTTCCAATCACTCCAATTGCTGGTGGTTCAACAAAGATCCGCATGGTTCGTCGTTTGAGCACGCTTGCTTCCGGCTCCGCTGGTAGTGATCCATCAAATGAAGCTTTAAGGATTCAGATGGTTGTTCGCTCAACAGGTTCTGCTGGAGTCGGCGGTCCTGCCGACCTTGGAGCACCCACTGTCGGTGTGTTATCCGCTCTTACCGGTACTTCCGCCATCACGCTCGCTTTCCCAATCACTGATAACTTCAACAACGTTACTGCCGAAGCTGACGCTCGTGGTATCGGTGCTGTTGTTGGTGCTGACACTTGGGGACTTGAGAACAACACTGAGATCCCTGAGATCGACATCAAGGTAGACAGCGTCTCCGTGACTGCTAGAACCAAGAAGTTGAAGGCTAAGTGGACACCAGAGCTTGGTCAAGACCTTAATGCTTATCACAACCTCGACGCAGAGGTTGAGCTTACAGGTATTCTCTCAGAGCAGATCGCTCTTGAGATCGACCGTGAGATCCTTGAGGACCTCATCGTTGGCTCACAGGCTGGCACACTTTACTGGTCACGTAACGCTGGTAAGTTTGTAAACCGTGAGACTGGTAAAGAGATTGGTGCAAGCACTGCTCCAGACTTCACCGGTACAGTGTCTGAGTGGTATGAGACTCTTTGTGAGACTATCAACGATGTCTCCGCTCGTATCCACCGCAAGACACTTCGTGGTGGCGCAAACTTCATCGTTTGTGGCCCAGAAGTTGCCAACATCCTTGAGTTTACCTCTGGATTCCGTGCTGACGTAACTGGCGATGCAGATCGTGGTACTGTCGGTGCTGTAAAGGTCGGTAACCTTAGCAAGAAGTGGGATGTCTATGTTGACCCATACTTCCCACGCAATGTCGTCCTCGCAGGACGCAAGGGTGGTTCATTCCTTGAGAGCGGCTACGTGTACGCTCCATATGTCCCACTCCAGGTAACTCCAACTATCTTCGGCACAGAGGACTTCGTTCCTCGTAAGGGCGTCATGACCCGCTACGCCAAGAAGATGGTTAGACCAGATATGTACGGTCTAGTTATCGTCGAGGACCTCATTGGTTAATTTTAACTAATAAACCAACAGGTTAGTAGAAAAGACCCCACGTTAACTTATGTTAGCGTGGGGTTTTCTATTTTCAGAAACTATTTACACTAGGAGAACTTTATAGATGGCTCGTCCCACCCTAACCCCGAAAAGTCAATCAAGCAAAGTCGTTTTGCCCATTACAGGAAGCCCCGGACATATATCCGCAGTTTTACCGTATACAGTTTATACTGGCTCGGTTGAATTCCTGTCTGGTGCATCAGACCAAGTTGCTTACACATACAGCAAATTAGGAGGAGATGTCTTAGACATTGAGCTTTCTTCCTCGCAAGTATACACAGCCTACCAAGAAGCGGTGTTGGAGTATTCCTACATCGTCAACATTCATCAGGCAAAGAGTATCCTTCCAAGCATCTTGGGAGAGCAAACAGGAACATTCGATCACGAAGGTCGTTTGCGAGCAGGAGAGCTATCCTCAAGTCTCAATAGCGGCCTCTCCATCGATGGAAATTCAGTTCATGCAGAAGCGGGCATTTCACTTAAATACCCAGACTTCCAATTCACCTATTCAAGAAATATAGGGAACAATACATCATTTGAAGCAGGCTTCGGTGGAACACAAAATCACTATTCAGCTTCATTCGACACAGTTGTTGGCCAGCAAGACTACGATCTTCAGACCATCATCTCCGAATCATCAGCCCTGTCTTCAAGTTTCCCATTCTTTGAGAAGGTGAAAGATAGAAGAATTGAAATTTCAAAAGTATTTTATAAAACACCATCTGCTTTCTGGAGATTCTATGGATACTATGGAGGGCTCAACACAGTTGGAAACCTCCAAAACTACGGACAATACGCAGATGACTCACAGTTCCAGATTATTCCAGTTTGGCAAAACAAACTACAAGCGATGGCTTATGAAGACGCAATCTATACAAGAAACTCTCATTGGTCTTACGAAATCAAAAATAATAATTTAAGACTTTATCCAGATGTCACAACGCTATCCCCATCCAAGATGTGGGTTGAGTTCTTTATTCCAAACGAAAAAAACGCTTGGGACGAAGATGACGGAAAGGAAGATGGCAAAAGCGGTATTAACAACATCAACACCGCTCCGTTCGCTAACATCCCGTATGAGACCATTAACGGCATTGGTAAGCAGTGGATTAGAAGATTTGCACTATCCCTCTCAAAAGAGATGCTAGGGCTAATCAGAAGCAAATTTGCAACCCTACCAATCCCAGGGGACTCCGTAACCCTGAACGGCTCTGACCTTATTTCACAAGCGAAGGCAGAACAGGAATCATTGCGAGAGGAATTAAAACAAATTCTTGACGACACCACATACGACAAGCTGATGGAAACAAAGTCAGCCACAATGGATAGCGTCAACAACATTCAGACGAAGATTCCATTACCAATCATGACAGCATAAGGAGGGCACCATGGCAGATAAAAATAAATGGTCCCAGCCAGACGCTCCACCACCACCGCTTTTCACAGGAAAACCGGAGCGTGATTTCGTCAAGCAGGTAAATGATGAACTGATTGAGAGAGTAATTGGCCAGCAAGTTGCCTATTACCCTATCAGCGTGAAGCACACAAACTTTCACCCTCTTTATGGAGAGGCAATCAAAAAGACATTCTTGCCTCCAGTCAGAGTTTATGCCCTCGTGGAATACGACGGTCGCCCTACAACGTACATGCCGAACATCGGTGTAGACAGGATGTCTTCTATCACAATTCACTTTCACAAGAGAAGATTAACCGAAGACCAAGATTTATTTGTGCGTGTAGGTGATTTCGTCTTATACGGGGATATTTACTATGAGATCGTTGCGTTGGATGAGCCAAAACAAATCTTTGGTCAAGTAGACCACAAGATGGAAATCTCAGCGAAATGTATCAGATCCAGAGAGGGAGTCTTTGATGTCTGCTAAAGATAAATCATACACCGGGGTTGAAGACCCAAGCATTCTTCACGAGTATGCAGTTCAGCCATCAACCTTTGAAACAATCGACCAAGCGTTATATGACTGGGTCAACAGTGACCTAAACATTTTCTCCGAGACCAATAAAGGATTTAAAAAAGTTCCTGTTTTGTGGATGTCCGCTGAAAGATCACACCAGATAAAAGCCGACAGAGCCTTGAGAGACGATGAGGCAGAAGCGCTTATCCTCCCTCTTATCTCAGTTGAGAGAACTTCTGTAGTAAAGAGTCCAACAAGCAAGGGCATCTTCTATGGAAACATACCATCAGTCCCAGACGCAAAGGGTGGCTCAATCGTCGTCGCACGAAGAATCAATCAGGATAAGACATCCAACTTCGCCAACGTCAATGCTCTTAATAAGAGAAGGCAGGCAAACTTCCCCAAGAAGAATAAGAAAGTTGTCTATCAGACAATGTCTATTCCAATGCCGGTCTATGTTGATATGTTCTATAACATCACTCTGCGATGCGAATACCAACAACAGATTAATGACATGGTCACCCCCTTCATTACAAAGACTGGAGGTATCAACAAGTTCCTCCTTAAGAAAGACGGACACATGTTCGAAGGATTCATTCAGGAAGACTTTGCACAGTCTAACAACGTAGCTTCTTTGGATGAGGAAGAGAGAATCTATAAGACCGAAGTAACTATTAAGGTTCTTGCCTATTTGATTGGCGAGGATAAAAACCAAGAACAACCAAAAGTAGTAGTAAGAGAGAACGCAGTAGAGGTAAAAATCCCAAGAGAGAGGGTCATTCTTGATGAAACTCCACCGTGGATTGATAAAAGAGGTTTTTATCGTAGCTAGATTTACTTTTAGGTCTAGTCCTTACTATTTATTAGAGAAATTATTGTACACAGGAGACGTTCCAACATGGCATCAAAAAAATTCAATTTTGTTTCACCAGGCATTCTACTCAATGAAGTAGACAATTCACAACTTCCAGAGGCTGCTACAGCCCAAGGTCCGGTCATTATTGGCCGTACACGCAGAGGACCAGGAATGGTTCCCGTAAAGGTCAATTCAATGTCCGACTTTGTAAGAGTTTTCGGAGACCCAGTCCCAGGACAGGGTGGAGGAGATATCTGGAGAGACGGCAATACAATTGGGCCAACATACGCTTCCTTTGCTGCACAAGCATGGTTAGCCAACAACTCACCTTGTACAATGGTGCGTCTGCTTGGAGCAGAGCACACCAATAAGACCTCAACAGGAAATGCAGGTTGGACCGTCACTGACGTAACTGACACTTCAGCAGGTGGTGCTTACGGACTTTTCGTAACAACAGCTAGTGCTCAAGGTTTGGCAATGGGACACACATCGTCCCTAGCCGCAGTCTTTTACACTGACGCAACCACAGCAGTTGCCCTCCACGCAGGCGACCACTACAATTCAGCGAACTCAGCAGGTGCTTTGTTTTATGACACAGTGGCCACGTCTTCAACCAACTCTTGGCTCCCAACGTCTTCCGCAGACTCATGGGGAGAGTTCACTGCCGTCATCGGCACCTACGCCAATGTGGTAGCAGGAACTGCTGACAAGTACGTCTTCAACTTCGACAGAAATTCAGACAAATACATCAGAAAAGTGTTTAACACAAACCCAATCCTAACCAACTCAACTGTTACAACTACAACAGAGGGTTACTGGTTGGGAGAGACTTTTGACAACTTCCTTAGAGAAGAGTACTCAGCCGGAATCACTGGCGCAGGAAGTATCGCAAACGGAATGATTGCTGGTCTTGAGACAAACGGAGAGAACCAGTGGGGAGACCGTAACTCAGCATTCTCAGATGCAAGAACTGGTTGGTTTATCCCACAGGATATTGGAAACCACAACACGTTCCAGCCTGAGAGCGCACAAAAGCTCTTCCGTTTGGTCGGACTCCCAGGATCAGGAGATTGGACACAAAAGAATATTAAGGTTTCAATCCAAGATATTAAGCCTCCAACTCGTGAAGATGAGAAGTATGGGACTTTCTCTGTGGTTCTTAGAGCTATCACTGATAGTGACAAAGCTGTCCGCATTGTAGAGTCTTACACAGACTGTAACCTTAACCCTAATTCAATCAACTACGTCGCAAGAAAGATCGGTGACAAGTACATTGATTGGGACGATACAGATAGAAGATACAGAGAGTATGGAAACTATGACAACGTGTCTAGCTTCGTCCGTGTTGATGTAAACACAGATGTAGACGCTGGTTCAACCGACGCTCGCTTCCTTCCATTCGGTGTTTACGGCCCACCTCGTGCCGCAAGATTCGGAAACAGCACCGAGCAGGCTACTGGCTCTGCTAGTGCAAAGGTGGCATACGCAAATTCCTTCATCTCTTCAAACAGGTTCCTTGGACCCAGTGGTTCTGTTTTCGCAGCGAACACGAATGCAAACATTCTTGCTTTCGGTATTCCGTCAACAGGTTCATTCCTCTATCCAACGGTTGGACTCCGAACAGGGTCCACTGCTGATGATTTGGCGAGACCACAGGATGCTTACTTTGGAGCTACTACAATTCAAAGTGGTACTGCAACAGTATACGACCCAAGTACTCCCGAGTCGCTTTTAAGAAATGCCAACAACCTAGACATCGACTATGGCTCAGACAGCTACAGCCCAGCTTGGTACTTCACCCTGGACGACTTGATGACAGGTAGTGCAGGCGTAGGCGACCCAAGATTGTGCTACGTTTCAGGCTCACGCCTCGCAGGACACTCAGTAACAGTCCATAGCGGTTCAAGTCTACTCCTCACAGGTAGTGGCCAGAACCTTGGCTATAACCGTTTCACATCTACCTTCTACGGCGGATTCGACGGATTGGACATCACCGAGGCCGAGCCATTCAGAAATACACTTCTGAGCGGTAAGACAGAGCTTACAAACTATGCTTTCAACTCCGTGAAGCGTGCCATTGACACAATTAGTGACCCAGAATATGTCGAGTTCAACCTCGCAACAATTCCTGGTTTGACTAATGAGTCCCTGACTGCAACACTAATTGACGCATGTGAGGATCGTGGTGATGCTCTTGCTATCATCGACTTGAAGGGCGACCTGGTTCCTTCAACCGAGAACACAAGCACCGCAGCCACAAACCGCCCTAATGTAACAAACACAGTTGCAAACCTTAAGACACGCCAACTTAACTCAAGTTATGGTGCCGCTTACTTCCCATTCGTCCGAATCAGAGACTCTATCTCTGACGTAATCCTTGACGCTCCTGCTTCCGTAGCAGCACTTGGAACAATCGGATACAGTGAGTCAGTAAGAGCACCTTGGTTCGCCCC